GGCTAATAACTCTGTAAGCTACACTGAGAAACCTGACGCTGTGTCTTTCCTTCGTGAGTGGGCAGCTTTGGTAGAGAGTGGTTCTGGTGAACGTGGTATCTTCAATCGTCAGGCATCTAAAAAACAGGCAGCTAAGAATGGTCGCCGTAAGACTGACTTTGAGTTTGGCACTAACCCATGCTCAGAGATTATCCTGCGTCCTTACCAGTTCTGCAACCTGACGGAAGTTGTTGTACGTGCTACCGATAACCTTGAGACACTAGAACAAAAAGTTCGTATCGCCACTATCCTAGGGACTATCCAATCCACTTACACCAAGTTCCCTTACTTGCGGGACATTTGGACGAAGAATACTGAAGAAGAACGTCTGCTAGGTGTTTCTCTTACGGGGATTATGGATAACCCTCTAATGACTACAAAGAATGCTGGTCTAAGTAAAACACTGGAGCATCTTAAGAATGTCGCTATTGCTACTAATGCTGAATGGGCTGAACGCCTTGGTATCCCTGTTGCTGCTGCTATCACTTGTGTCAAACCTTCTGGCACTGTCTCCCAGCTTGTCGATTCTGCTAGTGGTATTCATGCTCGTCACTCAGAGTATTACATTCGCACTGTCCGTGGCGATAACAAAGACCCTCTAACACAGTTTATGAAAGACCAAGGCATCCCTTGTGAACCTGATGTAATGAAGCCCGCACAGACAAGCGTGTTTAGCTTCCCTATGAAGGCTCCTACGGGTGCAGTAGTCACGGCTGACCTTAGTGCCATCGACCAGCTAGAGATGTGGTTGGCCTATCAACGTAGTTGGTGTGAGCATAAACCATCTGTCACTATTAACGTAAGGAAAGATGAATGGTTTGAAGTAGGTGCTTTCGTCTACAAACACCTTGATGAGATGTCTGGCGTATCTTTCTTGCCATACAACGAACATACTTACCAACAAGCTCCCTACCAAGAAATTGATAAGGATACTTACGAGAAAGCACTAGCCCTAATGCCGAAAGGTATTGATTGGTCTAAACTTTCAGAGTATGAAGTAGAGGACAACACATCAGGATCACAGACCTTCGCTTGTGTGGGTTCTTGTGAGATTGTTGATGTGACGTAATCATGTTACAATACCTAGGACAGGATCAGCTTTTGTCCTAGGTTTCATACTACCACTAGCTCAACTGGATAGAGCAAGAGCCTTCTAAGCTCTAGGTTCCGTGTTCAACTCACGGGTGGTAGACCAACCAACACAAGGGGGTAACGTGTACACAATTATTGGCCGTGAAGATTGTTTTTGGTGTAATGCTGCTATAGAACTGTTAGATGAGCCTTACGTTTATTATGATTACACAAGTCTTCCTGTTCTAAATCTTTTGATGAAGAAGTCTGGAATGAAGACTGTACCACAGATTTGGGAGAATGCTGTTTATATTGGTGGCTACATAGAGTTAGAAGCATACATTAAGAATAAAGAAAGTGAACTATGAACCTCAGTGATGATGAAGTTATAACAGGTAAACACATTGCAGTCTGGTTCTCTTGTGGCGCTGCTAGTGCTGTTGCTGCTAAACTTACCTTGTTACGTTATGGTAAGACTAATAAAGTCAGTGTTATAAACAACCCAATTAAAGAAGAACATTCAGATAATCAGAGGTTTCTTGTTGACGTTGAGAAATGGCTAGGTCAAAAGATAGAGGTTGCAGTTAGATCAAAATACCCAGATCAATCTTGCGAGGAAGTTTGGGCAGATCGAAGATTTATGTCTGGGCCACTGGGAGCGCCTTGTACACAAGAACTAAAGAAGAAAGCTAGGCAAGAGTGGGAAAACTTAAATTTTCCTGACTACACTGTTTTAGGGTTTACTTCTGAAGAAACAGGACGGGCGGATCGTTTTCGTCTAACAGAAAGAGACACTCTGCTTACACCTCTAATTGAGGCTAAATTAACAAAAGAGGACTGCTTTAGAGTTATTCAAGAGGCTGGCATTGATTTACCAGAAATATACAAGCTGGGTTATCCAAATGCAAACTGTATTGGCTGTGTAAAAGCTGGTTCTGCAACATACTGGAACTTGGTCAGAGATACTTTCCCCGATGTTTTTGAAAGCAGGTCAGTCCAATCTCGACAGATAGGTTCTAAACTTGTTTACTATAAAGGAAAGAGAATTTTTCTAGATGAGTTGCCAGAAGACGCTAAAGGAAGAAGTCTAAAAAACTATAATTTTGAATGTGGTATCTTCTGCGAAGAAAAGGAAAAGTTGTGAACCTCAGTGATGATGAAGGCCAAGGCTCTCGTAAGTCTAAGCGTGTGACTAAGTACAAGAACGCTGACGTAAAACTTACTTCTGGTCTTGTTGCTAAGACACCTAAACAGCAAGACTTGATTAATGCCCTGAAGTCTAACACTCAGGTTTTCATTCTTGGGCCTGCTGGTACGGGGAAGACTTACGTTACAGCAACATATGCCGCAGACCTATATACCCTTAAGAAGATTGACAAGATTGTTATTACACGGCCTATGGTATCTGTTGGTAAGGAGTTGGGGTTCCTAAAGGGTGATCTACATGAAAAGACTATGCCTTGGGCCTTGCCTGTCATTGATGTACTAGAGAAGCATTTGGGTAAGGCTACAGTAGAAATTGCTATCAGAAGTGGCAACATCGAAATGGCTCCCTTGGCTCTTATGCGCGGACGATCTTTTGAGAATGCCTTTATCATTGTTGACGAGACACAGAACATTACTACCCACGAACTTAAGATGCTATTGACACGGGTTGGTGAAGGCTCTACTATTGTACTTAATGGTGATGTGCAACAAAGCGATCTTAAAGAAGCTGATGGACTTACTAAAGTCATTCACCTAGCTAAGAAACATCTGCTTCCTGTCTCTATTGTAGAGTTTGGGGTGGAAGACATTATCAGATCAGACATTACGGCCCAGTGGGTCAAAGTGTTCATGCTTGAAAAACTATAAGTGTAAGGAGAAACTATGAGTAAAATTAAAGCAGGAAGTGAGTGGAAGGCTTTGATGGATGAACCTTGGTCTTCTGGTGTCTATTTGGATGAGCAAGTTCTAGTGACAGATGTTGATACTAAAACTGGAGTACTCACTTTTAAAGATGGCCGTAACGAATTGTGGAGTGGTAGCTTATGGAAGTGGGAAAAATACTTTGCACCAGTGGAGCAAGGACTTGGTTTCTTTGACTACCCAGATATTGACGACACTGGGAATATTGTTGATAACGTAAATAGCCCATCTCACTATGGACAGGGTAAGATTGAGGCTATTGAATACATCTCTGACTTCCTTACCCCAGAGGAGTATCAAGGTTACCTTCGTGGAAATATCGCAAAATACCTGCATCGGTGGCCATATAAGAATGGTATTGAAGACCTAAAGAAAGCACAATGGTACTTGGAACGTCTAATCCAAGAAGTAGAATAACAAAAAGCCGCAAGCGTCCGTTATGGATACTTGCGGCTTTACTTATTTGTATTGTAGCATTATTTTTTACGAGAGAACAGACTTCTGATACCCCTACCAATCTCATTAGGGCTAGGCAACAACCAACCAAGCACAAGTAGTAGGATTACCCAAGGAGGTACTTCATTAACAGTCACACTCTCTACTGTTTCAGTTTTAACTCTGTTGTTGTCTGTAGACTGAAAGACCCTATCAGCAGTGTCAAACTCTAACCTCTGCTCAGTGTTGTTTGTTGTCCCTAGGGTCTGTGTGTTTGTCTTACCAATCTGGGTGTTGGCCGCTACGTTAGTTCCCCTTCCCGTCAGAAGGCCCAGTGGACTTGTCCCGCAACTTGCTATACTGGTCAAGACCAAAAGCAGCAGTAACAAACGTAAAGACGGGCCAAACGAGAATTTCGATAATTTTAGCATCTTTTACCTCTACAACATAAAATAGCCATAGCAGAAGAATGACCGCTACTTCCCTCTTGAATGTCTTCTTCACAATTTGTCTCATGGGCTTTACTTATCTCTTTCAATATGCTCCCTGATGCCTTTGATATTCTCGTCAATACGAGCTAAAGTAATTGCTTGGCTCTGTACAACAACCTCTAGACTGGAAGTCCTAGCATCAAGACGTATAATTTCTTCAGCGTTAGAATCAATATCGTTTCTAAGGGAAGCTGCAAACCAGATGATAGCTGCTGTTTGACAGGCAATAGCAAAGACAAATGTTATAGGAACGCTCCTAGATAAGTGCCAAGGTTCGTCAGTCATTGAACAAATCTCTCTCTTTTTTCCTACGTATGGTAAGACCTCTGAGTGGGATCATCTTACCCGTTTGTCTGTCTCTCTGTTTGTCCCACATTAGGAAGGCATCAGCAGCCCCCTTGTAGTCCCCTGAATTTACCTTACGAAGCACTGTTGACTTAGAGAATGCCCCAGCGCCTATGTTGAAGATTAGAGAGCCTATAGCATCCCTCTGGTTCTGTGTGAGAGGCACTTTGACTAAGCTGTCGATAGTGTCTTCTACCCAAGCCAAATCTTCTCTGAGGAACTGTTCAGCTTGGGCAACAGTGATAGTCATATTGGGTTTAGCATTCTTAGTGTGACCCCAACCAATAGTCCAAACATCATTCTTTGTTGGTAGGTAAGAGGTCAGCCTAAGTTCTTCATGCTCTTTGATAGCTTCTACGTTTTTAATGCGCATTGTTATCTACCTCTGACCAAACCCAAACTTCTTGTGGCCCCTCTGGTAAAACAGAGACTATACGCCAAGGGGCATCCACTGGTACGGAAAGGGTAGCTAAATACTCTAGAGTCCCTTCATATTCTGGGGCAGGGAAGACCCGCGCAACAGAACCATCCTCATTTGAAAAAAGTAAAAACATGTTTTATACCCTATACATTACCAAAGACTACAAAGTTAAAGGCAGCATCACCTGCATTTAGGGCGGAAGTCTCGAAATTAACTTCAAAGACAGTTGTGGATATTACACGAGTCCCAACAAATCTTCGTGCAGACTGTGCAGAAGCTCCGATAGGAGTGGCTTGTGGGGAATAATTAACGCTTGGCATAGCTGTGGTCATGGTTACTTGGTAAACACCTGTTGAGATTTTAGTGCTAGATGTTACATTAGCAGAGCCTGTCTGTAATGCACCCGCACTGCTGACAATACCAAAAGCCCTAGCGGAGAACACAGGGGCTGATCCTGTGGCCCTTAAAGCGTTACGTACACCAAGGGGAGTGATAACTTTTGTATTATTAGTTCCAGTCTCTGCTTCCGCTTGTGTAGCTACAACTGCCCCGCCAGAGTTATCTAGCAAGATAATCCAATCAGAGTTAGCAGCATTCCTCATCTTGAGGGTATTAGTCGTAGTATCATACCAAAGTTGATAGGCAACAGTCCCCGTAGGGGTCGTAGCGCCAGAGTTATTGGACTGTACAGCGGCAAGTACCTCATTAACCCTTCCCCTAAAGACTAGCCCACTAGAGTTTGCAATTTCATAGTCTGTCGTTTGAGCCATTAGGCCACCTCATCTGCATAAAGTCTAAGTTTTGATACTGCCGCATTAAAAGCTGGGTTGGCAGTGGTTAGGATAGCCCTTGCTTGCACAAGCCTTGCTTCAATCTCTGTGTTGTCCACACGGCTGTACTCTGTAAACACTGGTGAACCTGATGGTGCATCGTCACTCTGCCTAAACTCAACAACACAATCAACTTCTGCCCCATCGGTGTCATCTATATTAAGCCAAGTGTCAATGTCCTCTGTTTTATCATCAAAGAGACTGAAAATATTAAGGGCGTTTAGCTCTATAAGACTACGCAACCTAATCTTTTTAACCGACCCAAAATCAAAAGTGTTTGCGAAAGTGTAGATACCTTGGGAGAGTATCCCACCATTATAATCAACATCCTCTACGCCATCGACATCTTCCCAATCATCAATAGCTAAAGCGCCATCAATAACTAGATTACCATCTGCAACACCAAGATTTTGTTTAGTTCCTGAAAAGACAGCCATAGTTTACGTTTCCTCTTGCAAGACACCAACAGATGTGAAAGGTATAACTTGAATACCTTTTGTTTCTACCATAGAAACTGGCCCCTGCCTTAACCCACTATCTTCCGCCCTAATCAGATAGGTTCCATTTTTTAATGGTACAACGGCAATACTTTCATTACCACCAACCCTGTCCATAGAGTAACTGTTTTGCCAAGTAGGTGTATCAGCTTCGCTATGACGAATAACAATGTTACCACCAAGTCTAACGTCAAGATCAACAGACCTCTGCCACTTCAAAATGGCTAGACCCCCAGCACTTTGGAGAGTTACTCCTTGTAGTTCTTCTGGAATTGCAGTTAAACCAAAGATAGTTTTTGTAGAAGTTGAATACTCAGAGGAGACACCTAGTAAGTTTACATACTTGACCCTTATTTCCCAAGTACCTGTTTCTACGTCCCTAAGTTCAGTAAAAGTTTGTGTTGTTTCTGGCAGAGATAGAAACTCACTCGTTATTGGTTCGCCTTCTAGAGTAGCAATCCTACGGGCTTGTACAACATACTTCTCAATAAAATCATCTTCTGCTGCGTCCCACTTTATGTCAAGGAGAACACGTGCGCCTAGGCCATCTCTTGTTGCATATAGCTGTTCTGTGATAACAGGAGCGCCTGTTAGACTAGTCGAGAATGGGTCAGGTAGGGTTGTGTTGTTGTTCTCAAATGGTTGTCCAGTAACTGGAGTAAAGACCCCCTCAGAGATTTCCCTTAATACCAATCGAGTTTGTAGATCAAGACCTTCTGTCAAACCAAAAGTCCACTCGGTTATCTCAAAGGGTTTATTAGACCAACCAAACCTTTCGTTAGTAATGTTAACAAAATCTCCCACTTGGACTTGAAAAGCCCTCATACCAAAAGATGCACTAAAAGTAAGTTGCTCTCTGTTACGATTAAGAGCTATTCTGGCAATCCTTTGGGCTGTTTTGCTTGAGGAAGTGAATGGCAATGAAAGGTCTAGTACGTTTACCAAACCATTATCAGTAGCTAAGTAAGAGGCTTCAGTAACCTCTGGGTAATCAGCGGGTTGATAGTCACTCTCTGAACCCTTGAACTTACCCTTTACAGAGTTAAAACTGTCCCTACGAGAATGTCTTGTTGAAAGGGAAATACCTGATCTCAAGTCATCCTCATCAAAAGACACAAGAGGTTCTGTCCAAGATGCAGCCTTAATACGCCACTTACCTTGCCCGTACCAAAGTAGCCCACCCATGCTAGTCAACAAATCATTCAACACAGTTTCTGGAGCGGAGCCTGTAACAAAAGCCCCGTTGCAAGTGTAACGCTTTTCTCCCTCTACAGTTTGATTGCAGATAGCCACAGCAGTATTAACTAGATCATCATCTATTCTACTCTCTGGTTGGTCTAACCCGTAAGAAGAAGTCAGATAGTCCCTTATACAAAGGGCTGGGTTATCACTCCAAGCTGTGACATTGTTTGCAGGATTAAGTACTTTCTTGCCACGTATGACAGCAGATACTGAAGGCACACCATTTGGAAAAGCGTCTGTATCGTAAGTAAAACGTACATATAAATAAGCTATACCTTGCAGTTTGTGATCAGTTGTCCATCTCCCACTAGAAGCAGCTAGAGTGGATGTTGCAGAAATAAGTTGCGCATCTGCTGTCTGTGTTGTTGTGCCAAGGTAGCGTTTAATTAACACTAGTCCTTTATAGCGAGAGGGTGAAGTCACATTACCAGACGCATCAAGAGTAACAAGATCATCATTAAGGTATATTTGTTGGTAGCTGTCGATCTCATGTCCAGCAAAAGCAATAACTCTATTTAAGAACTTATTCTTGGTTCCAGTAGAAGAATCATATATACGGACACCACCAACTTTAGTTTCTCCGTAAATGATTTGATGATCTAGGGCAGAACCAGATGTACCTTGAAGACTGTAACCACCACTAGAACGGCCAAGGCTACTTGAAGGCTTTGGGGTAAGTGCATTAAGGGCAGCACCCATAGCTGTACTAAGCATGAAATAAGTAAACGCACTAGAGATAGCTATGTTACCCGCTACTACGCCCACACCAGTTGATATAGCCGCAACGAGGGCTGATATTGCCATTATAACACCTTCGAGTAAATATTTTCTATGTGCTTGTAGCCTAGCCAAACAAGTAGGGAATCAAAAGGTTTATGCCTTTTAGTGTTCACAATAATAACGTCAACACCATCTGCCTTTAAGCACTTCTCAGCAAATTTCATCAACCTTGGGCCAGTAAAACCTTTGCGGTAGTTTTGGTCAACAAAGAGAAGATCATTATAGGCAAACAAGTTATCTTTGTAGTGGATGTGAGCTTTGACGAAAACAACAAAATACCCAACAAGTTTATTATCTGCATCCCTTGCAGTAAATATCTTTAGTACCCCTGCATCCTCTAAGTTAGCATAAGCATCCCAATCTGGATTTAACTTAATCTTGTCTTTGTTGAGGGCTATTTCTTCCCAATGCTTTTCTAACAAAGGGATAGCATCTGCTTTAGATGTCACCAAAGATTCTTGTTGGTAAGTTATCATCGTGGTGCAGCCTTCCCCCAGAAGATTTCTTTGTCTTGTAGCGATGCAACATACTCTAGGCCACGATCAGTAGGAAACCTAGATTTTTGATCTTCATTAGTAAAGCGTCTCACAACAGGGCGCTCAAGTTTAACCAAGACGTTTTCCACTGCAATAGAGATATTAGCTGTATCAGAGGTTTCTTCTATACTCATCTGGTCAAGTTCCCCAGAGAAGATTTCAGTTAAGCTAATCCCAGAGTCTTCTGGAGCTAGTAAACCACCATCTTCTAATAGTAAACGAAAGCTCGATTCTTGTAAGATAGCCTCACTGTTTAGATCAAGACCAAAATAGATACGACACTCTCGTCCCTGATAGGGTTCTTGTAGAGCTAAAGAGAGAAAACTAGATGGTATCCCAGATACTGAGATAACTGCCCCTTTAGCTTCCATCTCAGTAGTCTCAGATACAGATGAGATATTAAGGAGTTGACCAGCACCTAGGTAAGTCTTATCATCAATAACTAAGTCACCATAGCCTGACCATAGATAAAGAGGCGCACTATCAAGTTCTAGTTCAACAGCAAAGAATGGTGCAAGGACTTCTTTTGACAGTTCTGCGACTGTGACTATACCTATATCTCTACTCATGCTATCGTCCTCTTTAAGTTTATACTGTGATAGCTAAGGTGCGACTTGCCTCAAGTAGCTGTGTCCCATCGCTTACAAAAGTAACAACAAACCTACGTGCTGAAACAGTGCCTGTCACCAAAGTTGCAGTGGCTTTAAAGCCTGAACCAAATGTCACTGCCCTAGAGGTAGTTCCACTAGTCACAATAATAACACGAGCAGTTGTGCCAGCAGGTGGTACAGTTGTTGTCAAGGTAATATTAGCACTAACTGTAACTTGACTGACATGGTTTGTTGCCAAGGCTTGTGCAACAGTGTTAGTACCTACGTTGGTAAACAGTCTAGTAATTTGTCCATTAACATCTAGAGCCGAACTTGGTGTTTTCCCAACACCCAACCCTGTGCTATTTACTCTAATACGTTCAAGGCCGTTTGTTTCTACTGTTACTGTGTCATCAGCAGGGAAGCGAATGGCAGTGTCAGTGTCACTTGTGTGAACAATCTTATCTGCAATAGAAAGATCACCCGAGAATGAACCAGTTGTTGCATCTACTGTAGAGGGTGTTGTAGCCCCAACAGGTGTCCCATCAATAGTACCCCCGTTAATGTCAATAGTGCTGAAAGCAGGTAAGTTAAGTAAAAACTCCCCTCTGGTAATACTCTTTGTTTCAACTGCACTTACGTCCACAATAGGCAACAAATCATCTAGAGCAGCATTAGCGCCAGTTAATGGGGTAAGTTCTGAGATTTTCTTATCTGTCATATTAACTACCTTATAGTGCTTCTACGCAATCAAAACTAATGCCATAGATACTGGCATCGTCGATGCTGAATGATTGTTGATTGCCTGATAGACGGAACCTACCAACAGTGTTACTTAGTGTTACAGTAGCCCCTGTCACAGCAGAACGTAGCTTAGGCCAAATCTCTATTGTCCCGTTACCACTTCGATCAACAAGAACCTTATGGAGAGTTGCTGTACCACTTGAACCAAGCTGAATATAGTCACCAGCCAACAGAGTTCCCGTCATAGTGATAGTAGGGCTAGAGGAGCCAGCAGTCCCTGTGAGAGTGGCTGTAGAGGCTGTTCCCCTAGGTGCTTTAGCATTAGGGTCACCTAACAGGAAGGTTCCTACAGGCCCATTTAGAGCCAATAGAAAAGCATTCCAAGGTTCAGCTAGGTCTCTACGAACAGGTGGGATAGAAACTGAAGCTGTCCACCTCTGCCCTGCATGACGGATTATTTGTTGTTGAAAGGTGAAGGGAGATTGACTAATGGCAACAGCATTATTAGCAGACAGTGTGATGTTAGCAATACCAATAGATGTGGGTAGTGTTAGTGGGTAACTAATTGCCATAGGGTCTTTCCTTAGTTAAAGGCGGCTTTCATTTGTCCACCACGTCTACGAGCATCAATAACGGCACTCTTAGTTGCACTTGTAATCTGTGGCATAAGTTTAGCCACTTCAGCACGAATGGCAGCAGGATCAGAGCCACCAGTTACATTTATATTATTAACTACATTGACAGAACCTGAACCACCTTCAACAGATACACCTAGTTTACCACCCTTACCTCTTTTCAAAGGCATAATAGCTTCAGGCCCAGCTTCACCCATCAAACCAGTTTTACCACCAGCCATAGGGAAGTAAGTAGGCCCACCAACAACACCGCCATTGGCATAGGCTTGAATTTGCTTACCACCACTAAAAGCACCACCATCAGCAAAACCTATTGCACCTACAATAGAGTTTACCATTCGTTTGACAACAAGAATCTCATAGAGTTGTGCGATAACAGCCCTTGCCATATCTTTAAAGGCATCCTTTACGCTTTTTGTCCCATCAACCATAGACATGAAAGCCTCTGTCATGCTAGACCTCAGAACGTCCCCTATCTCTTTGTGTTGAGACTCCATCTGCTCTAAGAGTTCTTTCTCTTTGTTCAGGGCTTCTACACGGGCCACAGCACCTTGAATAGCTGCCTCAGAATACTGCTTATCTGAACCTTGGATGGCCTGCATAACCTCTTGGTATGCTTCTGATGTTCCAAGCAGTTCTTTCTCAAGTTCTATTCTTTTCATCAGGTCAGCTAGAGGGTCACTAGGGGCAGAACCACCCCCACCACCGACAGAACCACTTGAAATAACAGGGGGTCTGATTATGGTTGTTTTTGCAGTAGTGTCCCCAGATGCAGGCGCACGGAAATCATTAGGTATTTTGGTAGAAGCAATATTAACTAGGTTTTGAGCTTGGGCTAATGATATTCCAAGTCTCTCTGCCAAAAGTCTTGCTGCCTCTGCGGCTTGATTTATTCCTGTCTCCATAGGAACTTGAGCTAATCCTAGCGCGTCAAGATATGCCTGCCCAATGCTATCCTTAAGAAGATTTGCCTCAGCTACAGTATCAGCGTAGGCTTGAGCTTCTTCTGTCCGAAGTCTCACAACTTCTTGTTGGAGTGCAACTCTTGATCTTTCTATTTCTGTTAGTCTAAGCTCATTCTGGTATGCCTCTAGTTTAGCTTTTGCCCTCTCTACAGCCGCTTCAGCAGCCTGTTGTTCTAGAGTTACAATCTCCCCTGCTGCGACAATACTTGGAGTAAGGTCTGTTCCAATGTAACTTTGCTCTAGAGAGAGAAGTCTTGCCGCTTCTTTTGCATCTTGATACGCAATAGTTAACTTAGAAAGTTCTGACTGAGAGGAATTTAACATCTCGTCAAAGTTAGGGTCAATAAGTTTCATTCTCTCTGTATGTAGTTCTTTAGTCGCTTCCGTTAGTTTTTGGAAGGCGTCAACAGTCTTTTCAGTTTCCTCTGTAGTCCTAGTCATATAGGCAAGGATACCAGTGATGATAGGGATAGCAATACCAAGGCCAGTAAAGACACCAATCATTGCCATTGATTTTGATAACTGCGCACCTAGGCCCGCAAGCTGAGTAAACTGCTGACCAATAGCAACAAAGGCGTTAGTACCAGATTGAATTTGAACCGCTAAGTCACCGAATTGATAACCGACTTGCTGAGTTACTAGACCAAGTCTGTTTGTATA